CAAAGTTTCATGCTAATGTACCCTTCGTAAAACAGTTGATGGAACAAGCAACTAGAAAAGCAGAGAATGTAGGTTTTTTACGTACACTGCTTGGTCGTAAATGTCGTTTTGATTTATGGGAACCACGATCTTTTGGTATACATAAAGCATTACCACTATGGGAAGCTGAAAAAGAGTATGGACGCGATTTAAAAAGAGCATGGACATATAAGGCACTTAATAGATTAATACAGGGATCATCAGCGGACATGACGAAGAAAGCAATGGTTGACTTATATGAAGAAGGAATCATATCACATATACAAGTACACGATGAATTGAATTGTTCTATTGAGAGCAAGGAACACGCAACACGGATCAAAGAAGTAATGGAGAATACCGTGGAGTTAAAGGTTCCTCTTAAAGTAGACGCGGAGATAGGACCATCATGGGGCGAGATCAAAAAAAAGTAATAGGTGATGTTAATGAACACCGCGCTGTAATTAAATTTTTACAAGAGGGATACATGGTATTTAAAAATGTATCTGGAGCGGGCCCTATTGATTTAGTTTTAGTGCATCAAGAAACGGGTGAAGTAAGAAAAATAGACGTAAAAACAACGTCATACCGTCAAAGTTGGAAACCGGGCACTCGTATTCATAGACAAAGAACTAAAGAACAGGTAAGATTAGGTGTTGAGTTTCAGTTTTTAGATAAGGACGAAGATGTTTAAGGAGTTATGCGCTACATTATTTATATTATGTAATCCGTTATTAAACGGATTTGATTTTAATTATAGTATGAATCCGCGCGATCAATTTGTAAAAGGAATAGCAGAATGCACGATATTAAATAATGCATTTGTACCTCCTAACGAAAGAGTTGTAGTCGCTGTCAGTGTGGCACAAGCAATACTAGAATCAGATTGGGGACGTTCTAGATTTGCTAAACAAGGTAATAATTTTTATGGTATTATACAAACAGATGAAACAGAACCACATATAAAATCACTTAACAGTGATATTATGTTAAAAATATACGGTAATAAGTGTGAAAGCGTTGCTGATTACATTGATTTACTTAATACTTCTAGTGCATTTGAAGAATATAGAGATTTACGTATATCTCAATATATGGATGATAATGTTAATGTGTATGATCTTATTCAAACTTTAAAAAATTATGCTATAGATCCAGAATATACTAAAAAATTATTGGCTGTTACACTTGGTTTGTTTGAAAAATATCCTCAAATATTTAAATCAGAAGAAATTTGGGAATATTACAAAAACAACAAAAAGACTTAATTTCCTTGACAATTTGTTAAAATCCCATATGTATGGGCATGTATGAATAAACATACTACATATATAGGAGAAAGAAATGACCGACATTAAAAAGTATAAATCTGTCGCAATAAGCATAGATACGTACAAACGAGCCAAACCCATAGCAGAAAAAAATTATATGTCCATGGCTTCATTTATACGTTACCTAGTTGATAAAGAACAAGATAGACCTACACTAAAAAATGGAGAAGATAAACATGTCAGACACGAATAATAGAAGAATTAAAGCAGCATTATATACAGCGGTTTTAAATAAATTAAACGGAGAGTTATCAGAACTTGAAGCAAAAGAAGTCTTACTAACTAATGCGCCGGCATATATCACAAGTAAAGATCATGATCACGCAGATCATATTGAAGAGTTAAAGAATATTATATTGGAGAAAGTACACGTTAAAGATGCTGTCAAAGATATAAAAGCAATTTACTTTGCAGAACAGATCGCGAAAACTGATGGAAAAAAAACTAATAGTTAGTGCAGTAAGAAGAGTAAAAGATAAAGTGATTGTGTCCTATACAGACGGGACAATGAAAGAATTTACTGTGAATGAATGGTTATATTCTTACGGCGAAGGTCGTCGTCTGTGGGAACAACACGAAAGAGAACTTAAAAACCCGGAGAATTTTGATGGCTGAAGAACAGATATCTTTTGATATATACCAACCTTTTGGACCAAGTGTCCTTAAAACAAAGCTACCTCAAATCTATGTTGATGCCTTAAACAAGCAATCTGATGATATATTAAATGATGAAGAGAAGAGTAAAGAGAGAGATTGGAGCCACAATCTTGCCGGTAATGTTAAGAAAGAGATAAGTATAGATCATATGGCTATTAAAGGTCTACCCGAGTTTCTTGCAACCATATCGCAAGAATATACGAAACGCGTGTTACCCGAATATCTCCCCGAGGGTACAAAGATCGCGTTCCGTGTTTGGACAGTTAGTCAGTGGGCTGGTGACTTTAACCCGATGCATATTCATGACTCCAATTTATCGGGTGTTTGTTTTCTAAAAATTCCTCCTGAGTTTGATAAAGAATACGAAAAAGAAGATCATCATCCAACTGCTGGCTGTCTAGAGTTTATTGGTTCTATACCAAATCATTTTGCTAGACATAGTTTTTTAGTAAAGCCAGAAGTAGGAGATTTTTATATTTTTCCTAGTTGGCTAGTACATCAAGTCTATCCATTTAGAAGTGAAGGAGAGAGACGTTCTATGGCATTTAATGTGCATTTTACGATGGATAAGCCAACCAAAGGCGTTAATGTCTGACGAAACAAAGTACGACAAACAAGCAAAAAATTTACGTTATAGATTTGATAAAGAAGGCTTTAGACGTGCTAGATGGGAACAGCTAGACCGTAAAGAAAAAGATTATTGGCGTGGTAGAGTACAACAATGGAGTCAAGATCGAGCTACGCTGAACAAGAAATACACTCCTCGTCCTCATCATAATTAGTTACGAATACCTCTCTTGGTGTTGCTTTGTATGTTACGGTAGGTTCTGATGGTCCTTCCGGAAGTTCTTCTGCACATTCACACATTTTCTTTGATTCTAATTCTTCTATTCTGCCTTGTAAATACA